CCGCCCAAGGAGTCCGAAGCGATCAAGGCCCGCCACCTGCTCGCGATCGAGAACGGCGAACCGTTCGTCACGGGCAAGGACTGGGAATACAAGCCCATCGACGTGGCCGCCGCGCAGGCGAACTTCATCACCGCGATGCAGTTCAGCGACATCCAGATGTGTCGCTTCTACGGCGTGCCCGGCGACCTGATCGACGCGAACGTGTCGGGCGGGTCGATCACCTACGCGAACATCACCCAGCGGAACCTGCAGCTGCTCGTGATGAACCTCGGACCAGCGATCATCCGCCGCGAGGACTCGCTTTCCGCGATCCTCGCGAGGCCCCGATTCGTCAAGCTCAACAGCGACGCGCTGCTGCGCATGGACCCCGAGACCGTCGCGAAGATGCTCGGCCAGCAGGTCAAGGACCGCATCATCGCCCCCTCGGAGGCACGCGCGCTCCTCAACCGTGCACCGTTCACCCCGGAGCAGATCGACGAGTTCGCCGTCCTGTTCCCCGCCCAGTACGCCAAGAACACCGCCGAGCGCCAGCTCGAATACACGATCGGACCCTGACATGCTCACCATCGCAGCAGACGTCGCCGGCCGCCGCGCGGCGTGCACCGCCAACCCCTCCGTCATCCCCTCCGGTGATGCACGCTCGCAGGACAACGGCATCAGCTTCCGCGCGGACTTCCGCGCTCAGCTCGTCGAGCACGACGGGAAGAACTTCCACGAGCTCACCGGGTACGCGTCCACCGTCGAGCAGCCCTACGAGATGTACGACATGTTCGGGCCCTACACCGAGGTCATCGACCGCGGCGCGTTCGACAAGACCCTCGCGGCCGCGCCCGACGTGTCGTTCCTCGTGAACCACCGTGGCCTGTCGATGGCGCGCACCAAGTCCGGCACGCTCACCCTCTCCGCGGACGACACCGGCCTGCTGTCGAGGTCGCTGCTCAACCCGGAGCGCACCGACGTCCGCGACCTGGTGCTCGCCATCGAGGACCGCACGATCGACGAGATGTCGTTCGCGTTCCGCATCGTCCGCGGGCAGTGGTCCCCGGACTACATGGAGTACCGGATCCTCGAGGTCAACCTCGAGCGCGGTGACGTGTCGGCCGTGAACTACGGGGCCAACCCGTTCACGTCGATCAGCGCCCGCGCGAAGAGCGCGATCGCCGCGGTCGAGGATCTGCCGATGCCCATCCTCCGGGCGCTTGTCGCCCGCGGAGAGGAGCGGCTCCTCGGCGTCGGAGACAACACCGCCGACACCACCATCGTCGAGGACACGCCCGACGGCATGAGCTACGCCGAGGCGGCGCTCATGCTCGAGCTGCAGTCCTGACCCCCTGAACCCCTCCCGCCGTCCGGCAGGGAGGTCCACCGCGCACGCTCGACCCGACGCAGAAGACTGACGGTCGATCGCCAGATGAGCGACGCAACGCGCACCCACGTGACCCTGAAGGAGAGTCATGAACTTCGACCAGCTCATCGCCCAGCTCAACGCGCGGCGAGCATCCATCCAGGCGCAGATCGCCGAGCTCGGCACGGAGGGCGAGGGTATCCTCGCCGCCGCCCGCGCCGACAACCAGCGCGCCCTCACCGACCAGGAGCAGGCCCGCTCGCTCGAGATCGTCGGCCAGCGGGGCTCGCTGCGTGAGCAGCTCGCCACCGTCGACACCGACCTGGCGGCCGTGAACGCCGAGCGCGCCGCCGACGCGGCCGCCACCGCGGCCGCCGAGCAGCGCACCGTGATCCAGCAGGCCGACGCCGGCCGAGTGATCAGCGAGGCGCGCACGTACAACGTGGGCAACGACCGTCGCGGTCGCAACTTCGCGCTCGACGTCGCCCGCCAGTTCCTGTTCAACGACATGCAGGCCGCCGAGCGGCTGCAGCGTCACATGCAGGAGGAGCGCGTCGAGCGCGGCGGCGAGATCCAGGAGCGTGCCGCTGGCACGGGTGCCTTCACTGGCCTCGTCGTCCCGCAGTACCTCGTGGACCAGTTCGCGCCGCTCGCACGCGCCGGCCGCCCGTTCGCGGACGCGGCACGTCACCACGACCTGCCCGACCAGGGCATGACCGTGTACCTCGGCAAGGCGACCACCGGGACGACCTCGGGGAACCAGTCGTCGGAGAACGCGGCCGTGTCGGAGCAGGACTTCGACGACACCCTGCTGACCATCCCGGTCCGCACGGGTGCCGGCTCGCAGACGCTGTCGCGCCAGTCGGTCGAGCGTGGCGTCGGTGTCGAGGACACCGTCGTCGAGGACCTCATCGGCGCGTACAACGTGAACATCGACTCCACGATGCTCAACGTCTCGACGAACGGCCTCACCAACGTCGCCACGGCGATCGCCTACACCGACGCCTCGCCGACGGCAGCCGAGCTGTACCCGAAGCTGCTTGCCGGTCCGGCCGCCGTCGAGGCGGCGCTGCTCGCGGCGGCGCTCGGCGACACCATCGTCGTGATGCACTCGCGTCGCTGGTACTGGCTGCAGTCGCAGCTCACGTCCACCTGGCCGCTGTTCGGCCAGCCGGGCGCGGCCGCGCAGCAGGCGGGCGTGAACTACGGCGAGCGGTACGGCGCCGGGTTCCGCGGCATCCTGCCCTCGGGCACGCCGGTCATCGTCGACAACAACATCGCGACGAACCTCGGCGCCGGCACCAACGAGGACGAGATCTACTTCGTGGCTCAGTCGGAGGCCCACCTGTGGGAGGACCCGGACGCGCCGGTGCTGATCCGTGCGGAGCAGCCCGCCGCGAAGAACCTCGGGGTCAACCTCGTGGTCTACGGGTACTACGCGTTCGAGCTGACGCGTCGCGCCCACGCCCAGAAGGTGGGCGGCACCGGCCTGGTGACGCCGACGTTCTGACCCGCTGAACCGATCGGGGGCCCGACCCGAAGGAGAGTGTCGTGACCGACGCCAAGCAGTACATCGAGGCGCTCGAGATCGAGCGCGAAGGCTACGTCCTCCGCGGCCTGCACGACCGCGTGAAGCAGGTCGACGAGCAGATCAAGGTCTGGGAGAAGCGCGCGGCCGCCGACAAGCGCAAGGCCGCCGAATCCGACGCCCCCGCGGACGCAGCCGCCACCCCGGACCAGACGGACACCGCAGAGCGCAAGCCGCGCTCCCGCCGGTAGCAGGAGGAGGACGGTATGCCCATCGATCTCGGCACGACCACCACCGTCGAGTGGAACCGCGGCGCAGACGCCACCGGGCATACCGTCACCCTCACCGTCACCCGCCCGGACGGCACCACCAGCACCCCCACGGTCGCCGGGGCCGCGGGCGTGTTCACCGCCGACGTGCCTGGCTCGCTGCCCGGCCGCTACCTGCTCACCTGGACGGACACCAGCGACACCGTCAAGGCGACCGACACGCTCGAGGTGTGGCCCGCCGACCCGCGCTTCATCATCAGCGGCGCCGACGCGATCGCTGCCCTCGGATGGAACGCCGCCACCACCGCCGCCAAGGGCGACAGCCTCCGCCTGTACATCGCCACCGCCACGGCCGTCATCGAGGACATCGTCGGCGCCGTGCTCATCCGCACCGTCGAGCAGTACGCCGACGGCGGCCGCACGGGCGTCGCCCTCTGGGAGCGGCCATCCGAGATCACCTCGGTGGTCGTCGACGGCACCGCCTGGGCCGACTACGTCGCGAACCTGAACGCCGGCATCGTGTACGCCAGCAAGCACGGCGCACAGTTCCCGTCCGGCCGCCAGAACATCGTCATCACATACCAGGCCGGCGCCGCGGAGATCCCACCGAACATTCAGCTCGCCGCGCGCGAGCTCGTCCGCCACCTTTGGCAGGTCGGCCAGCAGGTGCCCGCTCAGCCAGGCCCGACGGGCGACTACTCGCAGCAGCCGATGGGCATGACCCCGTCCGGGTTCGCCGTCCCCAAGCGGGTGCTCGAGCTCTGCCGCCCCAACCACGCCCTCCCCGGGATCGCCTGATGGCCGGCATTCGAGACCGCACCGCGGTCTATGCCCTCAAGAAGGGCCTCTTCGACCTGGCATCCGAGCTCTGGGCGACCTCGAACCCCGAGTTCGTGCAGTCGTGGGGGCCGCTCGCCAACCGGCCCGACGAGTTCGCGCAGTGGCTCGACGGGTCCAGCGAGCAGGCCGCAGCCGCCCTCGGCACGAACCGATCCCGCGACGAGGACGTCACCGTCGCCGTCGAGATGTACTGCATCCGCCGCGGCGAGGTCGACACCGCCCGCGAAGCCGAGGAGTACGTGTTCGACCGGCTCGGCGAGCTCGAACGCCACATCCGGGTCGACCACCCCACCGTGGGCGGCGTCGCACTGTGGTGCTTCATGTCCCGCGTCGCGAACGACACCGTCGACGCCCGACCCCGCTACGACGGCCACCTCGCCGGCGTCCGCGCCGAGTTCACCGCCCGCATCCGCATCACCGGCTGAAGGAGCCCCCGATGACGAAGAAGCTCATCCACCGCTCGCCGCTCGGCGCGCTCGAGATCCCCGAGGTCCTCGGCGCACCGCTGCCCGGTGAGCCGTTCGACGTCCCCGACGACATCGCGGCCTCCCTGCTCGAGCAGGACGACCTCTACCAGCTGGCACCCAAGGAGACGAAGAAGTGACGATCCAGGCAGACTGCAGCATCGGCTTCAAGAAGGAGACCACCTACGGCACTGCTGTCACGGTGGACCGCTTCCTCGAGTTCACGAGCGAGACGCTGAACTACGACCGCGAGTACTACCAGGGCGCCGGCCTCCGCCCCGGCTCACGCCTCGCCCGCTCCGGTCGCCGCGTCCTGGTCAAGGATGGCGGCGCCGGCGACATCGAGCTCGAGGTCCCCGCGAAGGGACTCGGCACCTTCCTCGAGGCGCTGCTCGGCACCGCCGGATCCGCGAACGTCTCGGGCGCGCTGTACCAGCAGCTGTTCACCCTGCAGAAGACCGACTACCTGCCGAGCCTCACGATCCAGAAGGGCATCCCCAGGCTCGGCGCAGACACCGTCGACCCGATCACGTTCAAGGGCTGCACGAACACCAGCTTCGAGATCTCCGCGTCGAACAACGACGTGCTCAAGCTGAAGACGTCGTGGCACGCCCGCGAGGTCGACACCTCGGTCGCCTACGCCACCCCGTCCTACGCCGCTGCTCCGGTCGAGCTGGTCAGCTTCATCGGTGCGTCGCTCGTCGTCGGCGGCAGCGTCACCGTCCCCACCACCACGGCGCTGGCCTCCGGTGGCACCGCGGTCGCGAACGTGCGCGACTTCTCGGTCGCGGTCGACCAGGGCG